TATTCGGCACGGATAGTGGATTCAACATTTAATCGATTAACCCGAATTAACGATAAATTGATTCAGTACACGTTAACCATAGAATACAATCAACCATTAATCAATAAAATCGTAAGATAATGAATGTTAGGTTTTCAATGACCATTGCAGGTCAACCAATTGATTTATTCCAAGATGAGGTTGTAAAGTTAACCCGACAAGTTAAGGATGTAAGCGACCTATCACAGGCACGAACAGATTTTACACAACAATTTACTATCCCAAGTTCACCTACTAATGATGAGGTATTTTCCAACTACTTTGAGGAAAATATTGTATTAGGGAATTGGAACGCATACCTTAAATTGGATGCAACCATTTTTATTCACGGATTGCCAGTATTTGTCGGATGCGTGGAATTGAGTGGGGTAAAGTATGCCAATGGACTTGCACGTCAATACGATATTATATTCTATGGACAGGCTAAAAATGCCTTTGCCTTATTTGGTGAAGATACATTGATTGATGTTGATTGGAGTGAGTTAGAACACGAAGTTAGTGCGGCAAATATCACAAGTAGTTGGCAACAGAATCTATTAAGTGGTGATGTAATATGGCCGATTGTAGATTGGCACGTTGGGTACACATATTCGCAGGATTTTCAAATAGTAAACAACATAGCACGAAACGATGTGGGTGGAGTACAGATTAATGACCTACGCCCGTTGATTCGGATAAAGAAAATGTTGGAGTTGTGCTTTGCTAATATCAATTATACTTTGGGAGGTACATTGTTAGACCGACCCGAGTTTGATGATTGGTATGTTGCACCGATGGGAGTTGCGGGGCCTGTACAGAATTATACAAATGACCAAGCTAAGATTGAAGTTACACGGGGAAGTTATACAATTGCACCTGCTACTACTATTTTAGGAAATGGTAATTATCAATTGTACCCGTACAATACGGAAGTTAGCGACCCATTAAACTTGTATTCTACATCAACCTATTTATATGTAGCCCCGTACAATGGGGAATATACAATCGAATTGGAATGGGTTATAGCATCATTTAACCCACCACCAACAAATTTAATTAATTGGCTATCAACAACGGTATTAGTAAATGGCAATCCATTAACAAGAACTGGTTATAAGACAACAGGCACATTTACAACTCAATATGTGGTTAAATTAAACCAAGGCGACCAAGTTGGGATTGGATATATTAATCCATTGGGTTCAACAATAACGAGTGCTAAATTTAAAATAATTCAAGTTCCTTATGGAATTAATGGTACAATAATAGATTTAGGGTGGATTATGCCGACAACGAAAGTGGTTGATTTTGTGCGGTCATTTATGCAGATGACAAATTCTATATTAGTACCTGTGGGAGATACATCCTTTGAGCTTCACAACATAGAGGATTGGTATGGTATAGGGGATGACAAGGATTGGACACGATACATTGATATTGATGAAATATCCCATCAAAAAATGGATATACCCAAGGCAATAATAATGAGCCATGCCGAGGGATTGGATTTAGCAAATCAGGAAATCATATCCAAGTTTAACCGAAAGTTTGGGATAATTGATTTTAGCCCTGCGGTTGATTTTGCACGGGATGAATTTATAATTGAAACCATTTTTAACATTTCCGTACCATCGGTAATGCGTGAGGTTAATGATGTGGGGAATGTGGTAAACATAACCGATTTACAGATTCCTGTTATGTTGGATAAAGATAATAAACCCGTTCAACACCCATTAACTATGTTTTTTTATGCTGGGTATGATGCGGTAAATTATTCTTACTATTTCAACGGAACGCAATACACAAGTTTAGCAATCGTTTCACCCTATTCGGATAGTCCTGTATCAAAAACAAGTTATTCGTTGGCGTATGGCCTTGAAAATGTGTTATCGGGTAATATGGCATTGAATACCTTGTTTAAATTGTATTATGAAAATTACCTATCCCGATATTATTCTACTAAATCCCGATTAGTAACGATGAATGCAGTTATTCCAGTAGGGGAATGGTTAAATTTAAAGCTTAACGATATTATTGCCGTATCAGGTAATTATTACCGAATTCAAAAAATTGATTATGACATTTTAAACGAACGTGCCGTAATTGAATTTATAACTTACAATGATGTTACCACCATTACATTGGATTCCGATGGGAATACTGCGGAGTGGACAGATGGCACAACCGACCCAAGCCGTGGGGCAACATTAATTGGGAATGGTATTGTAGGAAGACAATTGACAAATTCACGCCCATGGGATGCGTTAAACTATACAGGAATACCACAACAGACAACCTACAATGACCAAAACGTGGGTGGTATGAAAGTGATTACCAATCAATTGTTTAATAGGTTCAGGCGTACCGTAATGACTGCCTACAATGATACCCCTGTTGCAACGGCAACCGTGGGGGATGACCCTGTATTTATTGGGTTTGAGGGATATGAATTGATGGGGCAAGAACGTATGGTGTGTTCGTTGGTAGATAGTTGGATTTATGACGAATACGGGGGGCAATTTAGGTTAACGGCAATTATATCTCACCAGCAAGGTGGAAATAGACATCTTGGATTTGCTATATATGTAGATGGTGTCAAGACATTAGCATTTACAACAAGTTACCATGCAAATGGGAGTGAGACCATTACAACGATGTTAAATTTAGGTGCAGAACAAAAGGTTCAAGTGGCATTTTATGACATCGATAATCAAAATCACTCCATCACTATTCATAATGTGCGTTTAATAGTAGAGCTACAATGATAAATTTAATCATACAACTGGCAATTTCTCAAAAGTGGTATGGGATATCCGATGCCGTGGAAGTTGCCAAAGGGAAAAACAAATATGTACAATCGTATTCTCAATTTTTTGAGATGGCAAAACGTAAAATAAAATTATGGCGGAAGATGTAACCTATAAATTTAATGCCGATGTATCGGAGTTAAATAGTCAATTAAATAAACTAAATAAGAATTTAGAAAATACCAATAATGCGGCTAATAAGACCGAAGATAAACTATCTGCATTTGGTAAAGTAACACAACGTGCCGCAAATAGTTTTAAAAAGTTAGGGGATACGTTAAAGGGTGGTTTTGGTGTTGGTGTAGCGGTTAAGGCATTTGATTCCTTGTCTGATGCCATTATGGAAAACCAAGAGGTATCCGATGCCCTATCCCGTGGGATGATTGTAATTCGTGCCGTTGCTGGGCAATTGGTGGAAGAATTTAAACCATTAGGGGAATTTCTATCCAAAGTATTCAATGACCCATTACAGGCATTAAAGGATTTTGGGAAATTATTGTATGAGAATGTTGTAACACGATTTGAGGGTTTGATGGAATTAATCCCAAGATTGGGCAATGCAATATCTCTATTATTTGAGGGTGAATTTAAAAAAGCTGCACAAGTTGCAACGGATGCCGTGGGGAAAGTGGTATTAGGGGTTGATAATGTAACCGAAAAAACATCCAAGGCATTTGATAAATTGGTAGAGCGGGCAACCCGTGTTGCCGATGCAGGTAAAAAAGCATTTAATCAAAGTGCCGCAGTTGTACAAGCGGAAAAGGATGTCGCAAGATTGCAAATATTGTATCAGGGAATTGTTGAGAAATACGATTTGATGGCAGAAAAACAACGTCAATTGCGTGATGATGAAACCAAAACCATTGATGCAAGGATAGCAGCGAATAAAGAATTGCAAAAAACATTAAATGATGGATTAAAAGATGAATTAAAAAATATTAATGATCGTATTGTAAAAGTTAGAGAGCAATTAGCAGTCAATAAAACCAATGTTGATTTGCAAAATGAGGAGTTGGCTTTAACACAAGAGTTAGAAAGTGTAAAGGCAAAGTATGCAGGGTTGATGTCCGAAACACTTACCAATGAGGTATCCTTAAAACGTGAGGCATTAGAGATTGATAAATCCCGTAGGGAAGCCAGTATTGAACAAATGGAGGCAGGGTATGAGGCGGCATTGGCAGAGAAACAAGCAATAATAGACCGAACGGATTTAATACAAAATGAAACGGATAGATTGATTGCGGCAAAACAAGCCGAGATGGATTTACGCAATACAGAAATTGCACAAGTGCAACAATTGCGAGATTTACGAACACAAGAATTTGATACTCAACTATCACAATTAACCGTTGGTACTGCGGCATATCAGGATGCGTTAAATGCCAAAAATAGTTTTTTAGCCGAATCCACGGCAAAAGAAAAGACACTACAAACAGGATTACAAACCTATGTTGTAAAGAGTGAAGCGGAAATTGCCAAGGCAAAGAAAGCATCACAAATGGCAGGGTTGGAAGCCGTATCACAGGCATTAACTGGTGTAATTGATTTGGTGGGTGCAGAATCCAAGTGGGGTAAATCATTAGCCGTTGGACAGGCAATTATAAATACTTATGTAGGTGCATCCAAGGCAATTGCCGAGGGTGGAACGATAGGCCCTATATTGGCCGCTGGTGTTATTGCATCGGGGTTGGCACAGGTTAGACAAATTACAATGACTAAATTACCCGATCCTCCATCCGAGTTTGGTGGTGGCGGTGGTGGTGATGCATCTGCATCCGTACCCACTCCATCATTTGCCCCAAGTGTGGGAATCGTTGGCGGACAGATAGGCAACAATGCACAATTAGCACAGGCGTTTGGTGGGGTAATGCGTAAACCAATTAAAGCCTATGCCGTAGGTCAGGATATGACATCACAACAATCATTGGATAGGCATATAAGCCAAAATGCAACATTGGGTAAATAATACGTTTGATAAAAAATGAGAATCGTTGAATTAGTATTGGATGAGCAACAATTAGCCACAGGCATTGAGGCAATTTCCATCGTGGAAGCACCTGCGATTGAATCCAATTTTATTGCCCTAAACAAACAAAAATTCGAGTTTAAAACAATGGATTCGGAAAAACGTGTGTTGTTAGGCCCTGCATTGATTCCCAATAAACCGATTTACCGCAATCAGGAATTAAATGGTAAACAGGAGGAGTTTTATGTTTACTTTTCTAAATCTACCATCGAAAAAGCATCACAATTATATATGATGCGTGGCAACCAAGCCAAAACCACCGTAGAGCATCAATTTGGTGTTGATGGTGCAATTGTGGTTGAAACTTGGTTAAAGGTGGATGAGGTCAATGATAAATCTGTTGCATACGGATTTAATGAACCTGTGGGAACATGGTTTGTTGCAATGAAGATTGTGAACGATGAAATTTGGAACGATTTTGTAAAAACAGGCAAGGTTAAGGGATTTTCAATTGAAGGATTCTTTGCTGACAAATCCACAACAATGTCAAAGGAAGAAATGATTGTAAACGAAATTAAACAAATATTAAAAGAATATGCAAAAGAAAGCAATTAAAATTGAAATGGCATTAATCGATGATTTTAAAAAATTAAAGTCAAGTGCTATTTTATCAAAAGATGTAATCTTAAATGATTACAATGAAATTAAAAACAAAGCACGAGGAATTGAAAATGAAATCAAAAAATACTTAAATGAAACCATTGATTTAAGCAAGGTCAAAGATGAATTATCTTCAAAGTATAAAGAACTGGGATTGAGTTTTGAATCATCAAAAGAATTCGCAGATTTTAGAAAAGCATTTGAAAAACAAAAAGAAATTTTAGATATGCTTACCAAGTTAAAATCGCTATAAAAATACAACACAAAACAAATTAATCGTATAACTAATATGAGCAACGCAAAAGATACCTTGAATCGTGTACTTGATGTACTTGGTTTGGGTAAAGCCGATGCCACTATTGAAGTGGAAATGGCTCAAAAGAAAACAATGGATGGGGAAGTAATATTGGATAGTGAAAACTTTGCAATTGGCGAACCTGTATTCATTGTAACCGAGGAAGGTAATATCCCAGTTCCAATGGGTGAATACATCCTTGAGGATGGAATGAAAATCGAAACCGATGAAAAGGGGGTAATTGTTGAGGTGTCAACTGAAAAAGAAGAAGAAGTTACCGAAGAGGTAATTGAAGAAGTTGAAGCCAAAGACATGATCGAAAAAGAAGAAACAGGAATGATGGGTAAAGATTCAATGCCTAAAAAGGTTGTTAAATCTAAAACCGAAATGGAGGAATCTTATTTCTCTAAAATCGATGCCCGTTTGTCCGCAATTGAATTAAGCAATGAATCGTTGAAATCTGAAAACATCAAGTTATCTGCTGAAAATGACGAATTGAAAAAGCAATTGGCGGAAACACCTGCACCCCATGCATCGTTTAGCCCCGAAGCCGAAACCAAAACTGAATTGAAATTCAAGATTGGTGCAAAGCGTGAAGTGTCGATTAAGGACAGAGTATTTGATTCATTATTTTAAACATTAAAAACACACTAAATAAAAATGAGAAATAAATTTGCATTTAGCGGCCCAACTATTAACCCGAACACCTATGCAGGTTTGTTCGCAAATAAGTACATTGCGGCTGCCCTTTTGTCGGGTGATACTTTGGCAAAAGAATTGATCACCGTTCACCCTAATGTGGCTTACAAAGAGGTTATCCGTAACTATCAAAATAGCATCGTTATTGCTGATGCAACTTGTGATTTTACCGATTCTTCATCTGTAACTTTGGGTGAATACGTTTTAACCACAGTTGAAAAGCAGGTTAACTTACAATTATGTAAGAACCAATTGCGTACTACTTGGGAAGCTGCACAGGCTGGATTCTCTGCATTTGAGAAATTACCTGCAACTTTTGAAGAATTTGCATTGGCACAAACCGCAGCAGAGGTTGCACAAGCCGTTGAATTAGGTATTTGGAAAACTACCTTATTCTACAATGGTACTGCTGATGAGGGAATGGTTGGTTACCTATTGGATAACTCCGCTATCACCGTAACTGCAACTGGTGTTACAACTGGTGCAAACGTAGTTGCCCGTTTACAGGCAATGTTGGATGCATCTCCATCCGCATTGTATGGTAAAGAGGGATATCAGTTCTATGTAGGCCCAACAACAATGAAAGCTTACCAAGCCGCATTGTCAGCAGGTAACTACAATTTCCAATTCTATGTTGGCGAGAAACCAATGAATTTCCAAGGTATTCCTGTTACTATGTGCCCAGGCCTTAACGATTCCGATTGCGTATTGGGATTGAAATCAGACCTACACTTTGGTACAGGTTTATTGAGCGATTACAACGAAGTGAAATTTATCGACATGAGCGATATTGATGGTTCACAGAACGTGCGTATCATCATGCGTTTCACAGGTGGTTTGATTGCTACTAACCCAACTCAACAAGTTGTATTAAATATTTCTTAATTAATTAGGAAATAGAGATTGAATAATGGGGGAGGGAAACACAAGCCCCTCCCCTTTTTTTTAAACACAAATAAATAAAAATAGAAATGTCTTGTAATACATTAGCTAATAGATACGAACCATGTAAACAATTCGTGGGTGGTATTCGTGGTGCATTTTTCGTACCCTATGTTTTTAGTAACGTAGTAACCAAAGATGCAAGTGGATTGGTAACATCAATCAACAATGGTGCGAGTCCTACCCCTGTAAATGTTACAGGTTGGTTTTGGGAACTAAAAGGTTTATCAACCTTGGAAGTTGCCCCAACTGTTTCTCGTGACAATGGTAACACTATGTACACACAAACCTTTACCCTATCTTTTAAACCAAGTGGCGTTACACCAACTGCTGGTGATTTAGATATGGACACCATCCAAACTTTAAACCAAGGTCGTTGGAGAATTATCCTATGGGATAGAAACGATCAGTTTTGGTTATTGGGTGAAGATGAGGGATGTGATTCAACTGGTGGTTCACTATCTTGGGGAACACAGATGGGTGATGCCCGATTAAATACCCTTACCTTTGTAGGTAGTGAAAAGGCAGCCCCTACCCCCGTAGATGCTGAAACCTATTCAGAGGTATTAACAGTAATCACCGTACCTGCTTAATCTCAATTAAGGTTTTCATATTTGAATGGTTAGACCCTCACCAATGGTGGGGGTTTTTCTTTATATGCAACGATAATTTAATTTTGCGTTTATTATTTAGATGGTTATCAATTTACAAAGTACCATAATTGAATTTTACCCATTCATTGAATTCAATGGGATAGCAAGTGTATCTGTGCAGGTATGGCATAAGAATACCAAAATTATGGTATCAGGTACAAGCAATGTATTAATTGAAGGCACACGGGTTACATTAGATTTACCATCATTGACAAATATTGCAGATGTTGCACAGGATTTAGATGTGTGCTTAATTCGTGTATTTAATGGTGATACCCTATTATGGGAATACCTTGCCACATGGTCGAATGAATCCACCAACATCAATAAGACATTTAAAAATTGGGATACCACATCAAACATTAGTCCACAATGGATAACATTATAAAACAGAATTTTTCGTTTATGCAATTTGCATCCTACACCGCACCTGCGATTGTAGAGCATAAGAATAAACATTGGGTTGAATACGGAGAGGATAACGATTATTATCAGTATTTAATTGATTTGTATCTTGGTTCACCAACCAACAATGCCGC